CTAGCCTGTTTAATAGCAAGACTGCGGCGCTGTCACACACAAGATAAGCCGACCCACTTTGATTAAGTTCAATGCCCGCAGCGTTACCAGCTGCTGTTTTGCCTAAAAACGCAGTGCCGCTGCTGTCGATGCGTAAACGTTCACTTGCGTTGGTGAAAAATGCCATGTAATTACTTGGATGATTATACTGTATTCGACCTACGTCATTATCCTGTGGATCGCCAAACAAAATCTGACCGTTGCTAGTGTTTGGTGTTAATAGACTTATCCCAGTGTTTGCTGAGTTTTCGACAGTTAAATCAGTGTTTGTGGAAACCGTTGAAACTCCAGATGACGCATTATATACGTGTAACCGTTGTGTTGACGATGGGGAGCTTGTGCCAATACCAACATTGCCGTTTTCATCTATTCTTACCGCTTCAGTAAGTGTGCCAGAACTTGAAGCATTTGTGTTAAAAGTAAGCTCACCGCCGCCGCCAGTCCCTGCATATAAAACCTCAATGCTAGCAGCAATTCCGGGTGTAACGTCATTAGTATAGAACTCTATTCCACCTGCCTGATTGTTCGCAGTTGCGGTTGTGTCAGTGTCAGTGATGCGAATGTAGTTTGCTTTTGCGCCAGCGTTGTTATCTGCAGAGGTTTCCAGCTTGCCTGTGACTGAGATACCTGTGGCGGTGGTGGCAAGTTTAGCCGAGTTGTCGTAGTGAAGGGTCACAGCAGCATCTGCTGCGGCAGTAATCATACTCTCGCCAGTATACTTTTGTAATAGAATATTGTTGCTACGGATATAAAGATCACCTGTACCAGCGTCATCTATGAAACTGTGCGAACCTGAGTGGTAAATCTGTAGGTCAGACCCAGCACCGAAAACCAATCTATCATCCGTAGCCCCAGAGCTATCTCCAAAAACAATAGTATTGCCACCAGTCGTATTGCCGTTAGCAAGAATCTCAGCCAGTGTATCAACTGTGCCGACCTGTGAGTCAACGTAAGCCTTAATGGATTGTTGTGTAGAAAGCTTGGTTGCGCTGTTAGAAGCCATGTTGTCTTCATCCAGAACGCCATTCACTGTGGTAGAGCTTGCAATATTCAAGCTAGTGCCAACTGTTAATGTGGTTCCAACCGCCGCTGCACCAATGATGTTAAGCGCGTCAAAATGTGCATTGTTAAACACGTTCGCCGCTACCGCGCCAGAACCCGCGCCGTTAAAGAACACAACCGCTGTCGTTCCCGCTGGAACCTCGTAGTCATTTGATGCGTTATAGGTGCCTTGAAACAACAATATACTGCGCGAACCAGACAGGTTGTTACGCACATAGATAATCTTTTCAGCATCATTTGGGGTAAGCTGCACATATACTGTTCCGCCAATATCTCCGCCATCCCCAAAAATAACTAAGCGATTACGCCCGTTAGACGCTGCGCCATCGCTAACTGGAAGGGTGTTGGGAGAACCTGTCGATCCCGTGGCACTTAACGTTACGGAAACTTGACCGTCAAGAGAAGTGTCCAACAACTCAAAGTTTGTGTTCGTTGTATCGCCCCATGTACCAGACTGTTCACCTGTGCCTATGAGTTCTATACCGTTATTTAACGTATATGTACTTGCCATGTTATTGTCCTATGCTGCTATGTCATCCCAGTTTGGAGTTTGAGACGGTGTTTCGTCACTCCATGCAGGGGTGGAAGATGGTGTGGTTGGAGTATAACTTGGATTTTGATTTGGATCAATCTGTGAGAAAGAAGAAGATTGAGATGGTGTAATCGGAGTATAGCTTGGATTTTGATTTGGAACAATACGTCCCCATACAAGAACTTGTCCAACTTCACCTGTTGCTGAAACTCCCGTTGGAGTTACTCCTGCTTCAGCAATTGTTGTAACTGTTCCAACAGAGCCTGTTCCTGAAACGCCAGTGACAGTTATAGAAGATTTTGCCTCAATAGTTACTGAACCAACCGAACCAGAGGCAGACAATCCTGTAGCGGGAGCGTTTGCATCTGCGGTTGTCGTAACAGTACCAACTGAGCCTGTGGCAGATAATCCCGTAACGGAAGCGTTTGCCCCCGCAGTAGCCGTAGCCGCGCCTACTGAAGCTGTTCCTGCTACGCCAGTAACTGTAACATTAGCCAATCCTGTCACAGTTACAGAATCTACCGCACCAGTAGCCGCAACTCCCGTAACAGAGATATTCGCTTCTGCAACTACGGTAACAGAGCCAACTGACCCTGTAGCGGCTAATCCTGTAACGGGCGTGTTTGCTTCTGCAACAACAGTAACAGAACCAACTGAAGCTGTAGCCTTGGGTAGATTAGTCTGACTCCAAGGCATATCGCCCCAACCAAAGCGGGACCAACCGCCAATTGGAACGATGATATCTGCCATTAGGCTATCCTAATAATCGCGTTACTTGCGTCCGCTGTTGGAAATACAACTGTAAAATCACCTGCGGTGGATGTTTTATCGCCACCAAAATCTAATACAATAACCGAGGGGTCACCTGACGCACTGTCATTAAAAATTAACGCGCCACGAGCCGTAACTGTTGCCGTACTAAAAGTTAGATCAGAAAAATCAGTAAGTGCTGTAGTTCCACTTGTTGATGGGTCTACACGAGTAAGAGCCGCACCTTTTGCTGTATATCCTGTACCAGAAACCTCGTTCGAGGAAGTGTAAGCTGTTGTTGCAGCATTAAACGATGCACTGTTAGTATAGAGCGCAAGATTAAAGGTGCTACCACCTGAGTTTTTAAAGTTATGAACAGCCTCAAGAAGTTCTTTCTTAAAGCTAGTACACATGAAATTACCTGAAAAGGCCATGTCACATTCTCCTTATAAGTTCAGCAAGCTCTGGGTGGCCTGCATCATTGATTGCATTATACACCGTAGTTCTATCACTTTTTGCGGCTTCGCGTAAGTAGAACTCAATGATTTTTGTGATATTGCGCTTATAAGACAACGCTTGATCACGAATCGCAGGAGGGGCGGAATCTCCCACAAAGACTATTTTATCCGCGCATCGTTGCGCGACTTCTTCAGGAGTAAACCCACGATTATGTGTAGTTTTTACGTCTACTTTGAAATCTTCATCTAAATCTATATTTAAAGCGGGTATCATGTTTTCTCCCTAAGAATAAGGCCCGTGCGATAGGCATCAGTAACCTCTTGTGATTCTCCGAAGTTTTTAACGCGAGAAAGAGCTTCAGTGAACCTTTGAGTATAGTTTTGTATTAAATCAGTTTCTCCCTTCATAAAGGTATAAGCCTCTATGAGTGATCCGTACAACATTGCAACAGAAGCATTGCTACTTAGCCATGTTGTCCCATCATCAGCCCCAGCAGTTAAGCTTTGAGGACGATAAAAATAATGAAGCTCTACAGGATATGCTGAGTCTGGGGTGGGGCCTAGTATAAAATTATCAACGTCAAACTGCGCGTAATAACGAGGTGCGCCAGTCGTAGAATTGTTCGGATTAAAAGATTGGACAAAGTTTACGTCTTTAAATAATACAAATTCTTTATTGCTTCCATTTGTGAAAGAAAGGCTAAAAGGAGCCAGATAATCATTAGGCAACGCAAGATATTGATTGCTCGCAGCAAGGCTCCCAGTTTGATTTTTCCTAAATACTTCTAACTGAGCCGTTTTTAATATACGCTCTTCAGTATTTTTAATGAAAACATCAAGACTGTTTACGAAAGTCGTCTCTGTGTTCTCAGTGTAATCTTGAATAGCTGTCTTTAATTCTGCATATGTAAAGCTCATGATATACTCACTGTAACGCTGCCAACAGAACCAGTAGCAATTAAATTATTGGGAGTTAGCCCCCCATCGTATGCCATGCCTACTGGATTCCAGCCCCATTGTATATTGTCTTGTTGTGGAATATTTTGTTCTGGACGAGGGTTTCGCAACGCTTGAGGATCGGGGGTCGCACGAAGGGGTTCTAGCTGTGGTTGCTTCGCCTCCCACTCATCCTTTCCTACAAGAAGCCCATTCCACTCCTTACGCATGTCTTTAAGCCTATATCTGAAGCCTGATCGGTCAGATATGCCATATGCCCACTTTCCCGTGGCATACTTAGACATAACGATAATTCCTTAAATCTGGAGCCACTCTGAAAGATGAACGGTCTCTATCCTCATCCATTGCCCTGCCTATTTCTTCTTCATAGACGGTTTTTAGAAGCTGTGAGCGCTCTGGAGCGCGTTTTATACTGATATAATAGGCTAAACCAGCCGCTAAAGCAGGGTAAAAACGGAATGGAACTTGCACTGTATTTGTGTAAGTATCAGCGTCATCTAGGCGTATTAAGGCGTTATAATACACTACATCAGTGCTATTATCAGGCAAAGGCCACATTTTCAAAACAGGATTAATCAATCTATCAACAAAATACTGCGTTGGGCGACCAGTTGTCGATTTGGTAGGAATATTAAGGTATTCATCTCTGCTTATACGATTCAAAGCATAATCTGTGCCGTCTCGACGCACAACAAGCGATAATATGTCTATTGTGGACGTTCCAAGGTCGTAAGTGCCATCTCCCTGAGTAACTGTCAGGTTCTTTTCAGCTATAGTCCATTGATTTAGGCCACGGTTAGCCCAGTCAGCAAACATGAGGTTCATAGACCTTTTTGCTGTTTTTAGATCATAACCAGTACGAACTTCTAAACCACAACGCTCAAAAGCCTCTTCAACATAGTCAGCTACGTCTAATTCAAAGTCTGTTGAGCCAGATACCGTCATTATTCTTCCTCATTATAAAGGTTATCGAAAACCTTGTTAACATCTAGCGTATAGTCTAAATCACTTTTTGAATAGTGTATATGTTGAGATGGTTTGAAATCAGGAGCGCCTTCTCCTGTTTGAAACCAAGCAGGGTGAGTTACACGCACACGGTTATTGGGTAACGCCACAATATTACCAGTCCATTCTCCAGCATCTAATAATTGAAGCACATGGCTTTGTTTATGTTGCGCTGGGTCATCCGCTATTTCTGATTCAGTGTAGTCTACAGTAAATAAATACTTTGCTGGGTGCATTTTGCCATCTATTTTAGCCATCCAAGGGCAAGGAGTAGTTCTATCCATGACATAAACAGAATTATGATGAGAAGCACAGTCCCAAGGCTGTGCATCGTATGTTTCCATTGGTTCAGGCCACTCTTCTAAGGGAATATCACCAACAAGCGCAGTTATGGGCATACGCGCCCACATAGCACCACCATGTACTGTGTCTTCTTTTTCGCCTTCAGCCTCATTTCCAGTAAATATAACCTGAAAACTCAAACATCTGTTTGGTATTGTGGTTACACCAATAACCATAGCATGAAGAAATTCGCCGTGATAATCCTCATGGTTATGAGTGTATTCACGACGAACCCATGCCTTAAAATAAGGTATATTGCTGTGCAAATAAGCCATATTTTATTTTTTAACTATTTTGTAACCAGCAGGAAGTGACGCTCTTGCTGCGACAAGTGACTTTTTACCGCCTGTGGCTCCGCCTTTTTTCATCATTCGGGGTTTCTTACCGCCTGCGGCTCCACCTTTCATCATCTTTTTGACTTTCCCGCCGCTTCTATAACCTTTTTTCTTCATAGCCATGATGTTCTCCTTATGACTGAGTTACAGCGCCCTGTGTGCGCTTTCTCTTGCTGGACATAACCTTGCCGCAACCTCTTGCAACAGCAGTATTAGGTATGCTCTTGCCGTTAAACTTACGCTTTGAAACAGGTTCAATAACGCCACCTTCATTTTTCTTGCGAACTTTAGCGCGTTTAGTATTTGATACTACAGTTTTACCCTTTGCACCTTCACGCTTTTTTTTCTTCGCTGTAGATGCCCGTTCTTTCTTGGATAAACTGTTCGCTTTACTTCTTGGCAAGCAACGATCTGGATTCTTTTTGTCTTTTGACGTGCCGCATTTGCCTTTTATTTTACCATCAGTGCCAATACGGACCCAATCCTGTTTTACCCAATCTTTTAGAGCGCCCATTATTTCGTCTTCTTCTTTTTGCCCTTTGCTCCTTTAGCATAGTTAGGGTCTTTGCAGTATTTAGAAGCCGCCATATTTGCATATGCGCTAGGGTATGTATCAAAGGTCCGTTTAGCCCAAGCCTTACCAGAGGCGCATATTTTACTGCCTTTTGACTTTCTTGAAGCAGCGCCGCCTTTTCTATAATACGTTAAACCCCTTGGCATATCGTCTTTTTTTTGGGGCGGCTTACTGATTTGATTTTTCATCTGACTACGACTTATTGCCATTTAACACTTCCACCTTTTTCTAGCTTGCCGCAAACGACTATTCGGGTCTTTTGCCGCTTTAGGGAATTGCTTCATTTGTCCTGCGGAACGTGCGCAGTACGATTTACGACGTTTAGCTGCTGCGCTGCCCTTTTTAACTTTTCCAGTTACAGCAGTCTTCAGCTTAGATCCGGGGTTTTTACGTCTGTATTCTTTCACACCAGCTTTAGTCATTCCCGCCCCCTTTTTTGTGGGGCGGAAATTCTTTTTATTGCGCTTCGGCATTTTGTCGGAACGTTTAGCCATACTCTTTCCGCATAGACATTATGATCGTGTAAGTATCTGCGCTTGTGTGACCAACTGTTGTGAAAAGAACATCTCCATCTTTACCACTTCCAGAATTATTAATTAGGCCACCAAAAGCTGTATAGTCGTGATTGCCGCTTTGGTTTTCACCTAATTCTATACAAAATACATTGGTAGTAGCATTCCACAAAATCTGAACTTTCATACCAATACACTGCCACCAAATTTTTTCGATGACAACTCCAGTACACGCTTGACCACGAGCGTTAGCAACAAGTGCGCTAACATCTACTTTAACAACCTCAGATTCACCTGATCCATCAGAAACATTGGTAAATTTTTGAACGACCATTTTTTCGCCGTCCAAAAGAGTTTGTGTAGCTACAGCATCTGCCATGTTAATTACTCCTTATGTTAGGTTAAGAAGCAACGTCATAGCCAGTGATTGTAATAAGTAATCTACCCGCTGTATAATCTGCATCTGTTGTTGCACCCGCAGTTAAGTAAAGATATTGATCTGCTGCAATATCGCCACCAGCGACCAAACTACCTGCTGACAAATCACCTGAGTTAATAATCAAAGTCTCAGTTAAATCAGAAATAGGCGTATCTTCAACACCTGTAGCTTCAGTAGCAGAATGCAAATTAATGTCTGGATCACCGCCTGCTGGAGTTTCAAGGCACATCATAGTTACGCCGAATACTGTACCTTGATTTGCCGTTGTAACGCGACCAATATAAGCAACTCCAGAGCCATCTTTACCAATGATGTCACCAGCCGCAGTTGAACGCAAACCAGTAAGATCAATCATAATAGTTGTTTTTACGATGTTAACGTTTGTTGCAGTATCGCTTTTTAAACGCTCTACTTGCGTAATGTAAACAGCAGCAGTTCCTTCAATGCCAGCACCGCCAGCAGCTTCAGTTCCCATTTTTGATCCACTGGTAATTGTAATAGCGCCAGTAGTCGCATTTTTAGATACGGTTTCAAAGCCGTTTTCAGACCGAACTGGTCCGTTAAATGTTGTAGTACCCATGTCAATCTCCTGTC